CGGGAATAGGCCAAAGCTCAATCTGGTTGTTCTCGTAAGCATCGTAACGGCGCAAAGGAGAAGACCGAATACCTCGATCACTGTCGTGCTGATTATAGTGTTCAGCAGTAATGCCGTAATGCAGTTTTGACCAGTAATCGCCATGCTTAGTCTCCATGCGCTCTATACGCTCAAAAACCAAATCATCAGGAACGTCATAAAAACGCTGTCCCGCATTTATTGCGATGTCACGCCGGATGCTAAGAAAAGGCCAGCTGTAGTCCTCCCAAAGCCGCCTTTGCGTTCTTTGCAGCATATTAATAAATACATCGCGTGTCGCTTTGCCTAAATTCGGTTGCAAAGAATGTCCGACTTCCGCTCTTAAATCACTAATCAGCTGTCCTAATGACGTACCTCGTGCCATGCTTTATTCCTCGACGTATGCCTCATTATCAGGCGTTGCGAGATCATCTTTAATAAAATGACCCTTTTCAGTACGGGCGCGTTTCTTTGTGGCTTTCTTTTTCACTGGCTTTGCAGCCTCTGGCTTCCAAGATGGATCGAGTAATTCAACGGGAATGCGCGCAGCATCTAGTGTAGCTGGCAAGTCACCAAACTGATTAAACATGCCAACAACTTTTTCATCTTTGTAAAAGCTGCCAAGGCGATTGCGCTCTTCGTCTACAGTCGAATCTAGCTCACCTATAACGCGAATATTGGTCACAGCATCTGCGCCGTGAATAGATTGCAGCAGCATTATTTCAGCCGGCGTAACCTGAGTTTTTGGTACAACGCTACGAATATCCCCACCAATAGCGACAGTACATCTACATAATTGAAACATAGTTTCCTCCTTAGTGTGATGGAGGGGCGCAGTACGCCCCCCCGTTGTATTTATGCAATTTCATAAACACCGTGGCAGTTCAGCTGAGTAGCTGAGAGTGCCGCAGTAGTTGTGATAGCGCGGTACATTACATACTGCGTTGCTGGACGCGCAGGGCTATGACGCTTCATCTTTTCACCTTCCATGTAGTACATGCACAGTTTGGATGAATCGAGGATGTAGCAACGCTTGCTTGGCGTTTTGCCAGAAATCGTCAAATCATCGAGTGTAGGGTCATAAGCAAAAGTAAGACCGTTGTAGTTGATCTCGCCCATTGAGATGTTCTGGCCGCGTGAGAAGCCAGTCTGAGAGTAGTTACCATTGCGGCGAAGTTCGTCACCAAGACGATCCAAGAACGCAGAACCACAAACAGCAACGTTTGGCTTGCCGCCAAAACGCTTGAGCTGGCGCATTTCTGAGTGAAGAGTTTCAATCAGCTCCTGACCGCCAGCCGTTGTTGAAATCGCAACGTTTGAGCGGTTGCGCCACCATGTGTTAGACACTGTGGACAAGCCGCCAACAGTAGTGCCAACAGTAGTCGGACTATCCACAACCAAAGTTTGAATACCAGCAATCGCATTGGCGTCTGCTGTGCCGTCGCCATAAAGGAATTCGTTGATACCGCGTGTGTATCCTTCCATCATGTCGTCGAGCTTGTCTTCAAACAAGTTTGCAAGAACAGTCTGGTCGCGACCAGTATGGTTAGAAATACCAGATGATGTGGTGCTATCCGTAACGCTGATGCCGTCCTTTTTAAGTTCGGTCAACGTCAAGGAAATACCAGCGTGATGCTCTTTCCATGAGTAGTTCGCGCGCTTGATGTTCGCTGGGTTTGCATAAGTTACTGTATCGTTATGCGTGTAGCCAGCGACTGAAGTGGTGTAAGTACCTTTTACGGCTACACTCATTTCACCCTTGCCACCTGGGAACGTCTTAGCCCCAGAGTCCATTGCTTTAAGCAAAGGCTTATCTTGCAGTGATTGTGAATAAACGTTGCCTTTATCGATGTAGTAATCGAGGGCAGCGTTAGCGATGTTGTCCAATTCGGCTGAACTAAAAGCCATCTTTACGTTCCTAACGTGTTATGAGTTGCCCAAAGCATTGGCAATCGCATCTTGTAACGACTGTGGTTCCGCTTGTGGGCTTCCTCCAATATTGCCACCAGATGCCGTCTTAATTGGGCGTCGGTCTGCAAAACGTGCTTGAAAGCGGGTGTTAACCGCTCCGTATGCCTCTTTCGCCATAGATATTGCATCTTGCGGCGTGTTTGGCCTTCCACGTTCTGAAACCATAACCCTAATCCGGTCATCAATTTCTTCTTGCTTGAGGTTAAAGTCAGGATCAGACTGACGGGCTTTTTCTTCCCATGCGGTCACTGTTTGAGCTAATGAGTTAACATGCTGCTGCGCTACTTGTTGCTGTTGCGCTTCCGCATATTGGTTTACTTGGGCGTTAGCCCTTTGCTCACTTGCTCTTGAAACTGCTAACTCGCGTCCCGCATCCTCGTCTAAGTAGCCATCGTCAACACGGGTCTGAATATCTTGAGGCAGCACTATTCCAGCTGCTTGAGATAAATTCTGCACATACGGTTTTAGAGCATCAAGTGCGGCCATCGGATTGGCTTTCATCAAAGCCATAATCTCCAAACCTTTCGCTGCTTCGTCACCAGACAGTTGATTATCCGTCAAGTAACTCTGCATCACGTCAAACTTGTCTGCACTATCCTTATATGCGTTCCGTTCTTCCAACACTTTCTTAAAACGTGGATGTTTATGAAACGGTTCGTCAGTAAAATCTTCTACTTCATCGACTTCTTCATCGCTTTCAGCATTAGACTCAGCTGCAAATACATCCGGTTCCTCAACCTCGCTCTCAGAGTGCGACTCTGTTTCCTCTTCGGGCTGCATCGCGTCTTGTATGACACTCAACAAATCCGCTTCGGTTTCGCTTTCTGCGGTGGACGACACCGCATTATCGTCCTCGATCACTTCGGCTCCGGTGGACGGTTCCGTAACCTCTGGCTCTTCAACCATCTTAGCGTCCTTCTCCTTTTATTTTACATCTGTTGATCGTAGTTATCAACAAAATGCAAAAATTTACTGGTTATTAGCTCCCATAGGCGCTGGGCCTCCCCCGCCCCTTGGCAACTGCCTTGGTGCATTATCTGCACCGCCTCCTGGCGCACCCTGCAATGCAGGGTCTCCAGTTCCTGGTTGCTGCGCTTGATTCATCGCAACAATACTAGGAATCTTATCTGCAAACGCCTCGTCAAGCTCCAGCTTGTCATCAAGACGTTTAAGCAATTCTTTTGCCAACCACTTCGGATCTATCCCAGGAATTTGCAGCAAGAACGGCATAATGCGTTCAATGTTTGCAAGCTCTGCGGCTCGGTTAGGCTTACCCGTCGAACCAGCTTCGATCTCTAGGTATATCTCTTCCATTATCTGATCGCGCGTCATCTCCGGCCAAGCAGCGCCAGGACCAACGATCTTCTTAACTTCATCGGAAGATAAGTTAGCCAAAACAATTTGACCAGCTGCGCGAGTCATTTCAGACATGAAGCTGTCTAGCTCGTCAACGTTAGCGCCCATCGTGGACATGCGCGCACTTTCGGCAATCGACGTTTCCGTCGCTGTAGCTCTGGAAACACCGCCAAACTGTGCTTCTTGCGCTCCAACAACTAATTGGATGTCGTCAAAGATAGTCCGCACCTCATAAAGGTTTGGATCGATGCCGATTTGACCAATAGGCTGGATGACATCGCTGACCTTTTGTCCGGCTGCAAGCGCCTGCAATTCAATGACAGCGTTCGCTGGGTGCGTAGCCAGCTTTTCCTTATCTGCATCCTCCAGAACACCGGCTGGTGCAGCATACTTAGGACGATTGGCCCGTCTATGTTCACGCAAGCCCTGACGCGCACGGTTGTATTCATGCTGCATTGGCATCAGTAAACTTACGTCTGAAGGCGGGTACAGATAATCTTTATGCTCGATTTCGTTGAACACTAATGAAAAGATCGGCCAAAACGTTTCGACTTTAACGTCCGGCCCCGCCGGTTCACGCAAAAAGTCGTTGTGACCATCTGCAATACAATACTGCACACCAGTCTTGCGGTCATACACTTCGAAGATTTGCACCAAACCATCAGGCGCACCTTCTCCGTTTATGTCATCGTGTGAAGATCGCTGACGGTATTCATCGTAAGGACCAGTCGAGCGGCCTTTCATATCATAGGTGCGATACTGCTTTTTTAGGTCAACATCGTAGATTTCCTTAACCTCGTCTGGCGTCAGGTACATCTCATGAGCAATCCACTCAGCACCAACAAACCCACGCAGCTGACGACACCTTGGGTCAACGATAATTGAATCAGCCTCTGGAAAGTCAAAAACCAATCCTTCACGGATAGTGACCATCGGCTCTTCAAGTAACGTCTTCATCGAAAGCATAAGCTCTTCGATCTCTGGGTCGTCCTGTTCTATCTCACCCTTTGCCGCCTCTTGAGCAACACGGCGCAGAAAGTCCACTTGAGCTTGAACGTCGGCAATCTTAGCAGATACCTCCGGCGCTCTATCAACATCTCTCTGGAAGCCAACTTTTACAAAGCCCACTCCGGTTGTAATTACACGGCGAACCAAGGCTTTCATTTGTGCCTTAAACGCTGGTTGCTGCTCTTTCATGTAATAATCAAAAAGGTTCTCAAGCGTCTTAGCGACGTTATCGAGCATCTTGTTTTGATTTTTGCCATTCATGTAGTCTTGAATAATCATCGAGGCTTCGGCAGGCACAGGCAATCCGTTTTGCGAAGACGATTCAGAAGCCATAAAGGCTTGCGCCAATGTATCCGCCTCGCCGTCCCAAATCTCATAAGACATTCGGTTTCTACGTTTAGCAACAGCCTTTGGGTTCTTTGCATAAAGAGCCGCTGTGCGCTGCTGGACATGGCGCTGCAAGATATTTGCGACATAGTTTTCCGCAGACCAGTTGGTTTCGTCAAAACCATTCAAAACGGCATTCATATCTTTGCGCATTTGTTTGAACGGCTTTTCGTGAAACTTCTTGGCGTGTTTCACTTTGCCCAGCCACTGACGGACAAGCGCACTACGACGTTGTGTAGGTTCTGCCCGTTCTTCGTCTGTCGTATCTATCATCATTTCTTCGTGCATTACCAACCACCAGTCCTGTGTTCCAAAAATTGTTGCTTGCGGCGTTGCGCGGCATCCCACTTAACCCACGCTAACGTACCTACTTTCGGAAGGCTATCTGTCTTCACTATACCACCACCAGGTGTCGTTAGTCGAGCAAGCCCCATTCCTATCCATGCAAGGGTATCTACGAAGTCATCGTTCCGCCCGTTTGGAAACTTTAATATTTCGTCTGTAGCCTTTTGGGTCCACACAGACTGGCGTGGGAATAAGACTTTATTCATCGCCATTCTACCCAGTATAGACTGAGCGCGTTGAACCTTGTTTGCTACAGGCGTTACTTCCTCGATCCGGCAATAAACCTTCTCTTCAGCCATCCGCTTGCGTAAAAATGGGCCAATAGCTTTTGAGATATGACCTTTTTCTGCCCACCATATAAGAGGTTTCCACTTACTCATTAACTCAAGCATCGCGTCGACAACCTTATCTGTCGTGCGCTTCTCCCACCAACAATCCAATAAGAATATGTCATCATTCCTATCCACGCCGACAATCAAGAGGCATGTTGCGTCATTGCGCGTTCTGTCGACACCTACGGCGTGATCTGAAGCTGCATAAATACGCATATCTTCTGGAAGGTCTTTTCGGTTGAAATACTTAATGTTCTCACGCCGAAACAAATCACCATCTTCAGCAGTCGGCCTACCTTGATAAAGCGCGCTAAAGCCGCGTGGATCAAGACGCCGCTGCGCCTCCATAAACTCCATGTCAAACCGCTCTGGCCAAAGCAGCTCACCCTTTTTACGGCCAAGTGGGTCTTCATCTTCCGCCAAAGCAGGCAAGTTAATGATCTTCCACTTTGCAGCCTCCTCTGGGCTGTAATGCGGGTTTGTAGGGTCTGTAAGGCGACCAATAAGATCATCTTCGTGCCAGCGCGTCTGAACAATAACAATAGATGCTGATGCTGTCATAAGGCGCGTCATTAACACCTGAGTAAACCACTGCCACAACTGCTCTCGCAAGGTTGGACTATTGGCCTCCATGCTGTCTTTGATCGGGTCATCAAGAATAACAAAGTCACCACCACGACCAGTAATCGAGCCACCTCGACCAACAAACACTGACATTCCGCCAGAAGTTGTCTGTATGCGAGACTTTGATGCACCACCCTTGCGCAACCCAAAGCTAGGAAAAACATGCTTGTACTGCGGCAATGTCATAATGTTTCTGACATCTGCACCAAAGTCTTTCGCAAAGTCTTCGTTGTACGTGGCGAAGATCACATTGCGGTACGGGTCTCTACCTTGAATCCAAGGCACGAAACGACGTGAAACTAGCTCAGACTTACCGTGCCTGGGTGGCATGGATACAATCAAGCGCGGGATGTGACCCTTCTCGACCTTCTCCAACACCTTTGCCAACGCTCTGTGGTGCTTGGCGTCCTTAAACATGCTTTCGTCAATGTTTTCTGGATCATCAGCATCGGGCATAGTGTACTTAACAAAATCAACAAAGCTGCTACGACACTCAATAGCCTTTTTCAGCCTGCGCGCTGAAGCAATCTTTTTGTCAAGCTCATCAAATCTCTTGCCTTCACTCATGGACTAGACCCAATGCCTTTTCTAGCGTTTCAGAGTTTCGTCGACTCCACCCGTTTCCAAAGGTTTTGTAGTCATTCAAAGAGCGGTAAAACGCTTCACGACCGTCATAGTATTTGTGCAACACGTCAACAGGATCAAAAGCGCGCACAGCCGCAATCGTTTTTGGACCAATGGCACCGTCAGCCTTTGCTGCAACTGCGCGCTGCAATACCTTTGAGGCACGGCCTGGACCAGCATTTACACAAAGGTCCGCGCAGCTCACGTCGACGCCAGAAGGAAGGTCATCTCCTTTAACCGCATCCCAGTAGTTTGCTTTGTACAGAGGCTTAACATCGTCTTCAGTTAGCTCACGCATCACATCTTTAGGTGCAGGCTTGCCGGTGTGAAGCGCCCAGTTAAAGGAA